GCGACCTGATCCTCCTCGCCCTGGTCGTCATCCTCGGATGGGTCGCATTCGGCTCTCCCGTGAAAGGCTAGCCATGCCCTACTCTCCCAAAGCGCACCGCTTCTTCGAGTTGTGCGCCAAGAACCCAGGCAAGGCCCGCGCGAAGTGCCCGCCGAAAGCAACGGCGGTCAAGCTCGCGAGCCACGGCGTCAAGAAGTCCAGCAATGTGAAGAGGCGGTGACCACATGGCGATTCGCAATCCCTTCAAGGCCGAGACACATCTGAAACCCGAGCCAGAGCCGGAGCATGCGCCCGAGCCGATCGCGATCACCGAAGGCGAGGCCCTCGCGCTGCGCCTGACCGATCTCGTAGAGCGCCTGCAAGGCGGCCTGCCGAGCCCCGACTCGGTCGAGCGCGTGCGGCAGGGGCTTTTGCGCGAGATCACGCTCGCGCGTCAGCGCAAGCCGTAGGATGGGATGGGAGCCCCGAGGGTGTTCCTCGGGCTTGGTGGCGCCTCGGCAGCCATGCCGGGGCGCTTTGCTAGGCAGGCGAAAGAAATCCAAAGATTTTACTTGCCGCCTTGCGGGCCGCCCGGCATCCTCCCGTTCAACAGCTTCGGTCGTGTGGACCGGCTGAGTCCTTCTGAATCGGAGAACACATGAATTCGCTCGTGATGGGGCCGGACGACATCGGCCTCGACCCGACGCCCAAGCCCGACCGGCTGCTTCTGTACGCGGTCAACGGATTCGGCAAGAGCACCTTCGGTGCCAACGCCTACAAGCCGATCTTCGCCTGCGCCGAGGACGGGCTGAGCAAGATTCGCGTGCCGCACTTTCCCAAGGAAGGCACGCTGCGCAGCATCGACCATCTGTACGAGTTGTTCTCGTACCTACTCAACGAGCAACACGACTTTCGGACGGTCGTGATCGATACGATCGACGCGCTGGAACGCCTTGTTTGGAAGCGCGTGTGCGCCGAGCATGGCAATGTGTCTGGGCTGGAGGATCTGGCCTACGGCAAGGGCTACAGCTTCGCGATCGATGTCTGGAGCGAGATCCTTGCCGGGCTCGATGCGTTGCGCGACAAAGGGATCATGCCGCTCCTGCTGGCACACTCGAAGATTCAGCGCATCGAAGACCCGATGTTGCCGCCATACGATCGGCACTACCTCAACGTGCATGAGGGGAAGAACGTCTCGGCGGCAAAGACGATCTGCGATTGGTGTGACCACTGTTTCTTCGGGAACCTGCGCACGACACTGACACAAGATAAGAATGCTCGCACGGCGAGAGCGGTTGGCTCTGGAGAGCGGGTCATGTACACGGAGCCGCGCCCGAGCTTCTACGCGAAACATCGTGGCGAAATGCCATTCGATATCCCGCTGGCAAAGGACGGCTCGACGTGGTCCAAGCTGTATGAATACTTCGGCGCCGTCAGTGGAGTGAAGAACGATGCCCCGGTCAATCAATGAGGTAGACCGTTTCTGGTCCAAGGTCCGCAAGACTAGTGGGTGCTGGATATGGGCGGCTAGTTGTTTCAGAAACGGATATGGAGACTTCAAGGTCAACCGTAACCGGCGAAGGCGCCCGCTGATGCTGGCCCACAGGTACTCGTGGAAGCTTGCATATGGTCCGATACCAGACGGCCTGTGCGTCCTGCATCGCTGTGACAATCGAAAATGCGTGCGCCCCGCCCACCTGTTTCTTGGAACGCCCGCCGACAACACAGCCGACATGATTGCAAAGGGCCGCATGTCCGCCGGAGAAGACCGCGGCAACGTAAAACTCACGAACGACATAGTTCGTGAAATCCGAGTCGAATACGCGGCCGGAAAGGGCAGCACTTATGCCTTGGCCGAGCAGTATGGAGTAACGCAAAGCAGCATTTGGCAAATCGTTGCCAACAAAACTTGGAGACATCTATGACCATGTACGACTGGGGCGATGGCAGCAAACCCTTTTTCAGCCCGGCCGACGTCCCCCCGCGCGAGCAAGGCGACTTCACGCCGCTGCCCGAAGGCTGGTATCAAGTCGTGATCGCCAAGTGCGAGCGCAAGGCCACGAAGGCCGGCGACGGCGAGTACCTCAAGATCGAGATGGTGGTCGCTGACGGGCAGCCGTTCGCCAATCGCCATGTGTTCACGAACATCAACCTCTGGAATGCGTCCGAGAAGGCCGTGACGATTGCGCGTCGTGACTTCGCCGATCTCGTGACAGCAACCGGGCTCGTGCAGGTCAACACGCCGGACGACATCATCGGCCGCAGCGTGTCGATCAAGCTCAAGATCAAGCCCGCGCAGGGCGGTTACGACGAGCAGAACGAAGTCAAGGGCTATCGCTCCGTTGATGGCGCTCCCGCGCCGCAAGCGAAGCCCGCGCAGCAACCCGCCCGTCCCGCAAACCCGAACACGCCCTCGTGGGCGAAGCCGAAGCAATGAGTGCAACCAAGAACGGTGTCCGCAAGTTGGAAGCCTACGGCGCGACGGTGCTCGTCGAGCCTGACCCGGTCGCGCCGAGCAAGCTGGAGTTGCTGCCGAGTACGCAGAAGGCCATCCGGGAGTCGCAGCTAATGCTCGAAGGCACGATCGTGTCCGTCGGCAACGGCGTGATCGAGGGCGGGCTGCGCATGCGGCCGGACCTGCGCATCGGCAATCGCGTGCTCTACGGGCAGGCGCTTCCGATCACGGTGGACGAGCGCACGCTCGATGTCGTGAAGGAAGAGTGGATTGTGGCGGTGTACAGGTGAGGCATTTATGGGCAAGGGATTCTTGGAAGTCGTCGAAGACTCGGATGGCGGAAAGCCGCACCTTCATGGAGAAAATGTATGCGACCTGCTGAAGCCGACTCAGATAGACGCAATCCTCAACACGCCCGCTGGCCGGAAGCTCGTTCGCGATCGGCTGCTCCGCTTGTGCGGAGAAGTCTTCCGCGAGGTCTTCGCGAACAAGGCCGGCGAGATCATCGACCCGCTAACGAATGATGCTGTGGTCCGCGAGTGCCGCCGCGCCTTGTCTGATGGCTGGAAGTCAGACAAGGGCGTTGACACCGTTGAGCGCGTCGTGCGCAGGATGGTCGAGGAAAAAGTGTCGCGCGCCATCGCAGACGGCTACGAGGTCCGCGTCATGGTCTCGCTTATAGAGAAGCACGGTGGGGCTTAGGGTTTACCAGCGCCGCGCCCTCGACCTCGGCGTCTACGACTACTTCGCGCACAACGGCGGCAACCCGGTAATCTCGCTGCCAACGGGCAGCGGCAAGACGCACGTCATCGCGCAGCTTGCGCGCGAGGCGATCGAGAACAAACCGGATTGCCGCATCGTCGTACTCGCGCACGTCAAGGAGCTGCTGCGCCAGAATCACGACAAGATGCTCGTCGTGTGGCCCGAAGCCCCGGTCGGCGTCTACTCAGCCGGACTGGAGCGGCGCGAGATCAAGCAGATCACGAACGCCGGGATACAAAGCATCTGGAAGCGCGCCGAGCAGTTGGGCGCGGTGGATATTGCGATCGTGGATGAGGCGCACCGGATCAGCGCCGCGAGCGAGGGCCGCTATCGCTCGTTCCTCGACGATCTCGAAAAGCTGAATCCGGCGATCAGCGTGATCGGTTTCACCGCGACGCCGTTCCGGCTCAAGACCGGCTATCTGCACGCTGGCAAGGATGCACTGTTCGACACGGTTTCGTATGAGCAAGACATCGTAGAGCTGATCGATCAAGGTTTCCTCGCGCCGCTGATTCCGAAGCGCATGAAGGCCGAGATCGACACGACGGGCGTTCACACGCGCGCGGGCGAGTTCGATCAGAAGGAACTGGAGCAGCGCGTCGCGAATCAAACGCTGCTCGAAGCCCAGGTCGAGGAGATCCTGAAATTCGGCAAAGAACGCAAGTCATGGCTCGCGTTCTGCGTCGGCGTCGCGCACGCCGAGTCGCTGGCGTTCGATCTGTGCCTGCACGGCATCGCGGCCAAGGTCGTCGTGGGCACGACACCGACGCTGGAGCGCGACAAGTCGATCGAGGACTTCAAGGAGGGCCGCGTGCGCTGCATCGTGAGTGTCGGCGTGCTGTCAGAGGGCTTCGATGCGCCGAACGCCGATCTGCTCGTGCTGCTGCGCCCGACGAAAAGCACGGGGCTCTACGTGCAGCAGTTGGGCAGGGGCATGCGATCGGCGCCCGACAAGAAGGATTGCCTCGTGCTCGACTTCGCGGGCAACGTGTTCCGCCACGGCCCGCTGAACAACATCAAGGTCAAGGAGCGCGTCGAAGGCCGCGACCAGCCGGCGCCGCAGAAGACGTGTCCCGAGTGCCAGTCGATCGTGCCTGCGGGCTGTCGCGAGTGCCTCGATTGCGGTTACGTGTTCCCTGCGCCGAAGCCGGAGCTTTCGCGCACGGCCGGAACACTGGAGTTGATCGAGCCGAAGAAGAAGGAGCCGCAGCGTGCGTGGGTCACGGTCCTGCACACCACGTACTCGCGCCACCAGAAGCACGATCGGCCCGACTCACTCTGTGTGACCTACTCGGCTGGGATGATGTCATACCGCGAGTGGGTGTGCCTGGAGCACGATGGCTACCCGCGCCGCAAGGCACACGCTTGGTGGCGAGCGCGCTCGGTCATTCCGCCGCCTGCGACTGTCGCCGAAGCGTTGCAGCGCACCGACATGCTCAAGACCCCGCGCCGAATCCTGGTGGAAATCTGTGATCGCTTTCCCGTGATCCTGGAGCACGATTTTGGACAACAGACTTCTGCCGGCACATAGGGAATCCATCTTGACGCAGCTCCGCATCGCGCTCTCGCTGCTTGAGCAGACGCGGCCGGACAGGTCCTGCTACACCTGCGACTCGCTGCGCGTGGGCACGTTCTGCAAGACGTGGCAGGCCGAGGTGCCAGAAGATGCGCGCGAGGCTGGCTGCGAGAAATGGGTCGAGAAAATCCCCTTTTGATCGTTGACATGATACGCCGATGGTATACCC